CTCCGAAGGAGGTCGTGGGGCGGTGATATAAATGCGCTTAGCATTAAGTTGCTGAGTTCCGCCCTTAATCTGAAGTTGATAAGGGTAGCGATCAAGAATACGCAACAACTCGCTGAATTTGCAAAAATCACAACGGTAATCGTCAATGATGACGTCGGCTATGCCGTCGTATCCGTCCCACCAGGTGTGACTGGCTGACTTCCAGTAGGCATCTGGGCTCTCTTCAGACGCAGATCGCGTCTTTCCTGTTCCAGTGGGTCCCCAATACCAATATACAGTTGGTGGGTCTCTGCGACGTGGAACCTTGAGTTGCGCAAAACTTCGGATTCCACGGGTGTACATAATATACGACGCGGGATAATCTTCCGCGATATCGGACTCGGTAGCTCCATCACGGATTCGCTTGGCAATGCGCTCAAGATCTGTACGCGATCCCGAGCCAGCTCCGGTGCCAAGGGCAGAGTCTCTATCTCCAAGCTCGACAACACCGAACTCAGCGTCGGTATCTCGTGACTCTTCCTTGGAGCAGTAGGCGATGTTAGACTCACAGTCTCCGCGGGCGACTTGGAGGGAAAACTGTGGGCCGAGTAATACTCGGACTCCGGCATGCGTTCGGGGGTTTGAAAAGACGATGTATCCCTGAAGATGTCGAGTCCCGGTAGTTGGAGCTCGCTCTGGTTGGTAAATAATGAACTTGGTGGTCCCATCTTCATCCAATCCTGCAAGAATATCTCGCGATTCTGCGGTGTAGTTGTTGCAGGTGAAACAGTAGGCTCGGTTACGCGATCCTGTGGCGGGCATGACATGATAATTAAAAATTAGGGCAGAGTTTCGACGCAATCAAAATCTACTTTTTGTACTAATTTTGCTCTTCAGGACCAAATCTGTAACAAAAAAAGTCCAACCAGAAATTTTTGGAGAAAAATTGTGAATTAAATTAAAACAAATTTAGTTATAAGTACTATAAAAATAAACAAGGTGCACAAGGTGACAGGTAATATTAGACTGTCACCTAGTGCTGGCTCGAGATGTCTGCGCAAGCGCAGACGTACTCGGGTTATTTCCATAACGTCGGAGCATATGGAGCATCATAATTCTTATGCTTTTTAAGGTACTTGTTAGCAGCACGACCAGAAGCAGTGCGCCTATTTTTATACATAGCAGCTTTGATTCGCTTAGATTGGAGATAAGCAGACTTAGCTCTTTCAAAAGATGCACGAGCAGCTGCTCGCTGACGAGTTTTGTAGGCATTGCTCGCACGAGCAGCCTTTCTATAATTGTAAAATGTAGTTTGTTTATAAGGCATGTTAATTAATAATGATTATATACAGATTCTAAACGCCAACCCTAATCCTAACCTAACCCTAACGCCTTCGGCGCATCATAGGGCGATAATTAATCCTCGCTCTCGGACGAAGATAAGTAACTCTCCTCCGACGAAATTGGTAAGGAGCGCGGCGAAATGACGGCATCTTGCGGTAGGCCATGACTACAGCAATTCGATATGAATAAATTGTGATGACATCTCACAAATATCTTAAGGAACAATTCCCACATACTAGACATCCGTACCTAATACTGGACGGCCAAGATGTGAATCCTCAGTTGTGGTAACATGATCAGCAGTAAGCTGATGCAAAGGCATCGGCTTCGTCTCGGTGCCAACAAGCACGCCAGAGGGACACAATGGCGAATGACCAGAAAGAATGCGATTATGAGAAGCGATATACATAGGATAAAACGACTCAGAGTATTTACCCGCCACAGCAATACTGCTGGGGGAAAAAGTCTTTCCGGTCCAAAACCCAGAACCAACGGCTAAAGCAGTACCATCAGCGTTCTTATACGTAGCACCAGAACCAGAACTATAAACAAAGCTCTCAAGAGCTTGGAAACCAGTGTGACCAATACCAACAGAAAGCATGCCTGCATTGATAAGGGAAGAAATTACGCCTCCAATGGGAACATCGCTAAGAGGATCAACAGTAGTTGGGGTTTCAGTCTTATTGCCAAGAGAATAATACAAACCACCAAGAGCAATCTTCACTTCCTTGCTCTGACCAGAAGCCAACACATGATTAGAACGATGACACTCCCTAGCAATGTCATCGACCTTCTTGCGAAATTTAGAAGGACAACTCAAAAAGGGTACATTGGGATCATACATGGTTTGCCAACCACCACCAATGTTGCCATTCACGTTATGATTCTCATTAGCATTCTGCGTAGTCAAATTAGGACGAAGCTGCTGAGAATAACGGTTATATGCAGTATGCAACTCATCATACAACTGATTGTAAGAAGCAGCACGTCCATCAAGCTTCTTATGAGAATGAATAACTACCTCAATAACAGCATGAGTCTTAGAAGTATTAGTAATATCCAAATATAAATAGCCATCAGCAATACGCATGACAGCATCTTTAACACTAGCTGGATAATACGGAATATCACTTTCAGCTGTACGCTGAATAATAGGTAAAGTACCAGTCCAGCTAGACGTTTGCTCGGTGCCCGAATTACCAATAGCGCCACCAACAGAAAGAGCAGAAGGAACAAAATTAGAAGAACCCCAAGCAGTATCCTCCAATTCTGCGAGATTAATACCAACAGGCAATACACGAACAGAACCAGAATCTTGAGCATCGTATTGCGTAAAAAAACTTGGGAGAGTTTGAGCTACGGTGCCCAAACCAGCAAGAGGGGCACTAGTAAATCGGCGATACGCCGATTTAACATGGTCAAGTGTAGAACTAATCTTACGTACAGTGAAACGAGAAGCATTCAAAGCAAATTCAGTATTGCGATGAGCAGCTAGATCAGTATGACGAAGAGTAAAGAAAGCAACGCCTCTATAGTTGCCACGAGGCGCTAAAGCTTTACTACTAGCATTGGGTGAGCCATAATCATAATAGTCAACACCAATGCCGTTATTGGACACAAACCCGAAATCCAACTTGTCTGTAATAAGTGGATAAAATAGATCCTTTAATGGACCTAACCCCTTAAGATTAGACAAATACTTCGCTGAATTCAAGCGATAATTCTCTGCAGGCAATCGCTTATCAGTGGCAGACTCAGAAGACGATCTTATAGCAGAGAGTGCAGCCTTCTTCGAAGACTGAGAAGCCTGATGGCCAGATCGGGTACGTTTTCTTGACATCATTCCGTTCTTATAAGCGTAAACAGCACGTGAAAGAGAAGCAGCTGCTACAGCTCCTTCAATTGCTCCCGGAATCAAAAATGACATGAATTAATAATGACTAGTTAGCAATAATAATAGGTCCCACAGGTGGGCCAAAATACTTAATAGTGGTAATCCTTCGGAGGAGTTGACCTAAGTCTTCCTCAGTCCGAGTAGCCCACATCTCCGAAGGAGGTCGTGGGGCGGTGATATAAATGCGCTTAGCATTAAGTTGCTGAGTTCCGCCCTTAATCTGAAGTTGATAAGGGTAGCGATCAAGAATACGCAACAACTCGCTGAATTTGCAAAAA